GAGAAAATATATTATATCCAGAAATAATTAATGTTTCAGAATCTATGTACTCCTTAATTAGACTCAAAGAGAACCCTTCGTTGTATTCGTCGTATTTTTCATTATATATAAAATTAATATTTAGTTTTTTATTTTCAAAATATGATATGATCTTTTTATTATCAAATCCATATACATAAAATATTTTTGAATCTGGGAAACTTGACTTTAATATAAGATACTGATTTTCTAATATATTTGAATTATTATTAATCTTTATTAATCCGGCACATCCTTGACTTTTACTTCCTTTTTGGTATTTATCTCCTAGAATAATAATTTTCATGATACTATCGTGAAATCTTTAGTTTCCTCCAATATATCTACGCCAGATGAATGCCAAACATATCTATATAATAGTCCTAAAAATAATTTTGCATTATGCTCTTTATCAGATAGTACTATAAATGTTTTTAGATCATCATAAATAATCTTATTAGCTTCATTAATTATTTTATTTAATAGATCAGTATATTCAGAAATATACAGAATAAACTTATATTTAGTATTCGTGGCAATAGTAGATGATATTAAGCTCTTTAGTGTAACTTCATCATCAACCATTGTTTGTACACGCCACTCACAGTTAAGGTCGCTATTTTCTATTAGCTCTTTAAGTGAATCAAAATCAAAAATTTTATTTGTATAATTATACCTTAATAAGATCAGTTTTGATGGTTTAATATCAGCATTTTTTATATCATTAAAGATTATTTGTAGTTTATCTATAGAGATATTTTTTAAATCAATAAATAAAATATATTTTAGTCTAAAAGTTTCTTTTATTTGTTTTATTTTTTCTTCGATAGATAATTCTAATCCTAGATTAGTATACCAAGACTCTGTTCGGTATCCGATACATTTCCTATCGTTAACTATAAAGAATTCTTTATCATCATCATATGCTTCTATGATTGAAGTTCCACTTTCCTTATATCTATTTATTAGATTTAACTGACAATCGGTTTGTGTATTTTGATCATATGTTGCAAAAACGCAATCTTTACATGACGTATGAATATTATTTATTGTCATCTCTTTGGATTCTGACATGTTATAAAATCTTCTTGTTTTAATAAGTGTGAATTTACTCTTAATTTTTCATGATTAACTTTATTAACTAAATATTGCTCTAATATATTTACAACTTCTTGATGATTTATAGTTCTGATATTACTATTTTTAGCTACTATACCACTTAGAAAATCTCTAAGAAGCATTTGTATATGTCCACTATAAAATAGTTTTGGTTCCTTAATTATATTATCGCAAATATATTTGACAAATTCTATTTTTGATAGATTTCCAGGAACAGACATATTTGTCGATACTTCTGATATAGTAGGATCATTCCAATCTTTTAAATCTGATATGTCTATACTATCGAAACATTCTTCCCATATCTTATATACATTATCCCAAGTATATTTATTTATGCATAATTGTCTAGTTTCAGCAGATAATTTTTTAGCATTTTCTTCGGAATAATTGATAAAATAATCATATATCATCTTTGATGTAAAATCATTATCAGGATATGCTCTATCTGCATTTGTTTCGAGTTCTCTAAATAGTCTCTTAACAGGAATTTTTGTTCCATTTAGATCGCGGCATATTTCTGACATAGCGCTATAATCAACACTAGCAATAGGAACGCCACAAGCCGCTGCTTCTATTTGAGGATAACCAAATCCTTCACAGATAGCATACTGTATAAATAAATCAAACAAATTGTATATTTCATTTAATTTTTCAGTACTGAGCGGATTTGTTGGATTAGGAAATGTTCTTGATGCACTATTACATTTCTGACAAACAGTAACAGCATTTTGAAATTTGGAGGCTTCTATATTGCCACAATTTCTGCAATTATGAGTAAAGTAAGTTTTATCTAACATACCAAACTCTAAAAGTAAAGCAGGAATATTCCATCCGTGTTCTTCAGGATATGTTGTGTGTAGGTATAAGAATGATCTATCATAAAGATCTTTATTACCAGAAATTAATAATGTATTTAGATATTTTTTATATGTTAATAGAATATCTGATACTAGTTTTCTTTTTTGGTTTCTTACAACCAAGCCAGTAATCATAGCATCTTTTCTACCAAAATACTTTTCTTTAAGAGATGCTCTATCATCAATAGGATAAAAATCATTAGGGTTAACACCAGCCAATGCAACTTTAGGAAATAAATTAATCTTATTTCCACAAGAATTCACAAGAACATCTCTTGCCCATTCAGTATATGGCATAACCATATCGGCATTGCAGAAAGTTGATAACCATTCAAAATGTTGAGGAGCGCTATCAACCGTTGGCATTAGAATCCATTTAAAATATTTTCGTAAAGGACTAGTCTCTTGATAAGCATACATCCAGTAATCTCTAACATCGAAAACAATGTGCGGCTTGAAATCTATTATAGCTTTATTAAATCTCCAAAGACCGAATTGGTTATTTCCATTGCTTTTATATTCGTTTAGCTTTTCAGTATCATCAGGCTTAGGAAGATTAGGATAAAATTTCCATGGTATATTTTGAATCCTAGGATCATTTACTGTTGAATAGCAGCCTAATTCTGCAACCTCATATTTATCACTATTATGAAGTCTAGTTAAAAGTTCTTTACCGTGTATACCATAACCACTTGCTATAAAACTAGCTTCATTACAAATAAATATTCTTTTCTTCATAAGTATTCCTATTTTGATATTCATAACAGAAAGGACATACCAATGGATATGTCCTAACTGCTAGAATAATAATCAATTGATTAATTAGAACGATACTGTTTCTTCTACATCAGCATCGCTTTCGCTTGACGCTGATTTGCTGCGAGCTTTTGCTAATGGAGCAAAATTATTTACCCTAACCTTAATAGTACTATGCTTTACTCCATCCTTTTCCCAGCTATCATTTCTTAGTGATCCTTCAACTAGAACTAGATCACCCTTCTTTAAAGCCTTTGCAATCGCTTCTGCTCCGCTATCCCAGGCTTCACAAGAAATGAAACTTGTAATCTTATCTAGAGTTCCATTTGCTCGTATAAATTCACGGTTAACAGCAATGGAAAAATTAACAACGGCTGTTTGCTTTTCGCCACCAACCATCCTTAATTCAGGATCTCTAGCCAAATTACCCTTTAAAATAACTAAATTCATATAATTATCTCCTAAAAAAGTTAAAACCAAAACCAAACACTTTGTAACGTATTATATCATGGTGGAGTGAGTTGTCAAGATCTTGCCACATAAGCTTTTTCAACAATGAACGAGTCTCCAGTTTTTGATCGTGCTCCCTGCACTATAATAACATGTCCTGCAAATAAAATATTACGATATTTTTTATATGTTTCTGGAAAAAATATTACTGAGTCTACAGCACCAGTATTGTCTTGTAATGTTACAAAAGCCATATCTGATCCTTTTGTTTTACCAGTTTTGGTTTGGGTAACATTACAACCAGTTATTTCTCCACCCATAATTAATTTTTGATTATTAATACCATTTTTAAAGTCACGGCAAGAAGTATTTGTCATACTTATATCATAAAGATCAACCTTACTACAAGATATAGAATATCCTAATAAAGTATATTCACAATCAGATATCCATTCAGCTTGATCACTCAACGAATGAGGAGGATGTTGAAGATTATAAATCAAATTTTCAAGATTTTCTTTACGTTTTTTATTAATCTTACTATTTCCTATTAATTTATTTAGAATAATTATTAGGCTAGTATTTTCTACGGTATAATTAAGAGCGTGTTCTATTTCTTTCTTTGTAAGATTGCTGACAGTATTAAATTCATAGAGCATTGTTTGTCTTGGTTTACTAAGATAGTCCAAGGCACCACTTTGTATTAATGCTTTTGCTGCTGTAGAATTAATATTAACCAATAATTTAAATAGTATTTTATACCAGCAGGCAGTATCTAGATGAATATGGGACTCTTTAACAATTGAAACTATTTTATCAAAAACTGATTGACCAACACCTTTTATATCTGTTAGTCCAAAATAAATCTTATCATTTTTTAATAGAAAAAATCTATTTAGATTTCTAAGATCTGGCGTTCTTACATCAACATCCATCTCATTTGCATTTTGGATTAATTCCTTAATTTCATCTTGTGGATCTACTTTATCTTTAGCAAAAGACAAATAAGAGGAGAAGAAGATTTTCGGAAAATGGGCCTTAGCATATGCTGATAAATAAGCATTCATCGCATATGATACAGAATGGGATTTATTAAAGCTATATCTTTGACTTTTTTCAATCCAGCCGAATATTTGTTCGGCAGTTGCTTCGTCAACAACTTTACTTTGTTTGCATCCTTCTAAAAATTTTGTTTTAATTTTTGCCATTTCTTCTGGAAGTTTTTTACCGATAGCTTTTCTTAAAGAATCAGCATCTTGCAAACTAAATCCCGCGATATCTTTTGCTATTTGCATCGCCTGCTCTTGATAAATCATTTGAGAATATGTTGTCTTTAATATTGGCTCTAATGATGGATGTAGATAATCAATAGACTCTTGTCCATTTTTAATATCTATATAATGCTGGGTAATACTCTTACCGTCTTTAAAAGACTCCAAGCATCCTGGTCTAATAATTGCTATTAATGCAGAAAGCTGTTCTACATTTTCTGGTTTAAGTTTTTTAGCATACGACCTACCAAGTCTGCTTTCTAATTGAAAACATCCCTTAGTATTACCATCGCTAATTAAATCCCAAGTTTTTTGACAATCTAAATTAATAGTTTCAATATTAGGATTAAATTCGATACTATTATCATTGATTTTAAAAGAACATCCACAATTAAATTGTAAATTTTTAGACATTATTTTCCCAAAAATGAATTTTTAAATTTTACTTTCGATGAAAGATTACGATGTAGTTTCATAAATCTCGTTAATATTTCCGCACAATCTTTAACGTCTTTTAGTGCATCATGAGCACCCTCTCCACTAATACCAAAGTATTCTCTCACAGTATCTAAAGAATAACTATTGAGTTCATTACTTGCTTCAAACCAATAAAACATTAGTCCCATTATATCTAATGTATCACGAGGATAAAAGATATCTGATCGATTTTCTTTATTTAGATTATTATATTTTGAGCTAAGTCTTTCTATAATACGAAGATCAAATCTATGTATATTATATCCAGCGGCAATAGGGGCGCTAAATTGACTTTTGCGACTACTTCTAGTATGATAATTCTGTAAATAATTAATAAATAATTGCCAACTATATTCTTGTTTAGGATATTGTTGCCACTGTTTTAGAATATCGGCTTTTGAACATCCTCTAACTTTAGCATGAAAATCTAAGATATCAGTTGTATATTCATAATTTTCATTCTGTTCTATCACTTCTGGTTTAAAGTTTACATTAAATTCTGAACCATCAATAATTTCTAAACTAACCGGATCTATCATTACAGCAGCTATTTGTACAGGACTACAGAAATCTGGATTTGATCCATCTGTCTCGAAATCAAAAACGCAAATTTTGTTATTATTCATTAACTTCAACCTTTTCTAGTGGTCTAATCATAATTTTTTTATTAGAATCAGTAATATTCTCTGCATTCAAGGATGTACAACAACTTACTTTGATAACAGGAATTTTTTTATACTGTATACTATTGTAAATAAACTCTGCTCCTTCTGCCAAGTCTTTGAATTCTACCGTTGCCATTTTAAGCTCCTTGTAAAAGTAAATCTTCAATAAACATAATTTTGTCTAACATTGCTACGCCGAGTATATCAAACTTAATAATTCCGATACTTTCTAGATCTTGCATTTCCATTCCTGCAATAGGTTTATCATTTTTTGTATCGTAAACCATGGGGCAACATTCTCCCAATGGCATACTACTGATCGCAATACCAGCAGCATGTTTAGATTGGTTTGTTTTTGTGCCTTCTAATCTAATAGCTTGTTCGAAACGTTTTGCAAGTGGTCCTTGTAATTCATTATTATCATCTATATAGCACCATTCTCTTAAGTCATCGCTCTTATTTTCTAATGCCCATCTAATAATAGATGCTTCCCCGGTTTCTTCTTTCATTTCTTGTAGTTCATCAGCAATTTTAGCTTCATCAGGAATATTTTTAGTTATTTTATTCATTTCATCAAATGTAATATTTCCATATGCTCTTAAAACATCTTTGAGAGCGCCTCTTCCCTTCATCGTATTGAATGTAACCATTTGAGAGACTTTATCTGCCCCGTATTTATTTTTAATATATTCAATTACATATTCTCTTTTATTAATAGGAACGTCAACATCAATATCTGGCATAGAAATATGATCAGCTGTATTTCTACCAGCATTATAGAATCTATCAAAAATTAATCCGTATTTTATTGGATCAATGCTTGTTATACCTATCAAATAAGATACCAAACATCCAGCAGCACTTCCTCTTCCAGGACCGGGAAGCCAATTTTGTTTACGAACATAATCAACAACATCTTGTACAATCAAGAAATAACTAGATAATCCCGCACCTTGTAAAACTTCTAATTCGTATTTGATACGATCAGTATATTGTTGATGATCATGTTTTGGTACTATATTAGCTATTTTTTGTTTCCAACCATTTCTACATAGTTGTCTTAAGTATGTATCAGGATCGTAGCCTTTTGGACAAGAAAATGGCGGTAGCCTTGGTTTACTTAAAATATTATAGTCTTCAATCATAGAGGCTACCAAATTAGTATTCTCTAATTCTTCAGCAGGGTGCAGCTCTATCAATTCATCATAAGATGGAATATGATAGTTATCTGACAAGAAAAAACATCCCATTGGAACATCTTCATTATTGCTGATTTTTCTACTAATTTCTGGTAATGTGGTTTTGAGATTAGTACATAATAAAATTCTTTGATCAACAGCATCACTACGCCTAGCATAATGAGCATCTGGAGTTGCTATAATTTTGGTATTTGTCTTTTTACCAATTTCTCTAATAGCATTTGTTAAAATAACCTGACAAGGAAGATTTTCTTGATCAATAAGTTGTGATTCCAAGAATACATTTTCTGGTCCAAATATAGAATGCAATTTTTTAACTGCTTCAATACCAACGGTAAGATAATCTGGAATTAGTTCATTTTTATCATCCAAAATCTTATCGGCCAAGTATGACCCAAGATGACCACAGACTCCTATCAGATTACCTCGACAATACTTCTCTAGGCGCTCCAGATTGAGGCGTGGCTTGAAATAAAAAAGATCAGGGTTGTTGCTCTCTGAAACTAAACGGACCAGACTTTTCCATCCTTGAAGATTTTTGGCCAATACTAAAAAATGGCTTAGTTTTTTATTGGATGCGTCCTTAATTGATGCATCTTGATCACAAATATATAATTCGCATCCTAAGATAGGTTTTACTCCTGCTTTTTTCATAGCCGAATAAAATTTAACAGCGCCTGAAATATTTCCATGATCAGTTAATGCGCATGCTTTAACACCAATTTCTACGCACCTATCTGCTATAGAACTTGGTTTACTTAACCCGTCCAATAAAGAATGCATAGAATGACAATGTAGTACTGAATAATTCATAAATTTTAGGTGCTTCCCGGAGACTTGTAGTGTCCTACAGTATAGCCCGGAGTTGTGTATTCGTCAACAACGCTTTTTATACCTTTGAGATCGATATCATGCTTTATTTGTTCGCACTTGGTCATAAAATTACCTTGTGGTACTAATTGATTTTCTCTATACTCTAATATAGGAAGAACGTGAGAATCTTGGAAAGTAGTTTTACCAAAATGACAAAGTTTATTGCATTTCCATGATTTACTTAAAATAGGACGATTACTCTTTTTGATTGTTTCGAATTTTTTACACAACATCATTTCGGTTTTTGGTAAATCGCTTTTATCATAACATATAGAGAATACTCCACCATCATTAATAAAATTAATACTTACCATTATATGATCATATTGAGGATAGATATGACTAACAGCATAATGATACATTCTTAACTGTGGATCATTCTGTAATTTTTCATGAGTTTTTTCTTCTCCAGTGGCCCAATCTAATCTACGACCAGTTTTCCAGTCAATTATTTCTAAAGTAGAATCATTAGCCTTAGTTATTAAATCGATAGTTCCTTTTATAGCAAGATTACCTTTGATTATCTCACCATTCAAATCGTATTCATATTTTGACCATTCTTTTTTAATTTCAATATCAAATCTTTGTTCAGATTGTACTATTTCTCTATTGCGAGGATCAAACATACCATTATTATAAGTTAAAGCTTTATTAACCCAATTAATACAATCTTTTTGATCTTTAGATTCCCATTTATGGTGAGTAAATTGAGAAGTATAATATTTATATACTTGTTCTGAAATTTTATTTAGATCATAATTATTAATATCTAATTTACCAACAATATCATCATTAATTATTGTTTTATCGCTTTGAATAGCTAGCTTAATATCTGCTAAAATTTCTAATATCTTATGACATATTGTGCCTTTGTCTGCTTTTTTATTTGATGGACTTTTTAATCCAAGAACATATTCTATAAAATATTGCTGCTCACACATAGAATGAGTGCCATAACTAGAACTTCTTAAATAAGTTATTATCATATTATTTTTATTTCTATGGTATAATGTTTTTATGTTTACAAAAATCTTTAATAGCAATATTTTTATCTTCAATTGACATATTTATATTATTTATAATAGCATCAAAATTATTCCAATCATATATTTTTTGATCCAATGCGCTTTCGCTAGATGATTCAGAATGAAATGGATCTAGCGTTAGCCTTAGAACGTGTCCACCGATAGATTTTATAGCTTCTACTTCATTTGGAAATCTTACATCTAAAATAATAGCAATATCACAATTTTCTTGTTGAATTTTTCTAACTGTAGAGCTTACCCAAACATCATTTTTAAGTGATCTAAATATATCAGTACCAACAACCTCCATCACTCTTCTGGCAGTTAATTGCTCTCCTTGCCAAAATATATCTGTTAGAGTATTTTTATCTACATCGGTACCATTACATTGTTCATATGTTAGTCCTAAAATATTCATACAAATATCGTTTTTTAAAGGATCAGCGAAACTATATAATTTATATTTTTGTGATAAGCCAGCATGATCTAATAATGATTGTAAATAATCTCCACTAGAAGTTTTTCCAGATTGTTTACGACCAGAAAATGCTATAATTTTAGTCATACTATTCTTTCTAATTTATTTTTAATTTCAACTTGAATCTCTTCTGATGTCATATCGGCAACATCGTTTTTAGAAATTTTAAAATGAAATATTCTATAGGTATTTTTACATTTTGATTCTATTTGTTTGGCAGCACTGTCTCCTGCCTCATCGTTATCTGTTATAATAACTATAGCCATTGCTCCAGAAGAATCCAATAAGATTTTTTGTCTATCGCTCAATGAAGATCCAAATATAGCTAAACTATTATGTATACCATTTTCTTCTAATTTCCAAACATTTCCAGGACTCTCAACCAGTATGGCCGTATGAGATTTTGCTATATGTTCTTTAGCATACCAAAAATTATATAGATAATGATTTATCTTAAAATTATTACTATGTTTCCATTTTGAATATTTCCATAGATCTTCTTTATCTGGGCATTCTAAAACAGGGTCGTGAAAATGTTTACAATGATCACATTTTTCAAATATGCTACGAGCAGTACATCCAACCATTTTTGTAGCATCATCATTATAGATTGGTGCTACCGCCCTATTAAACATTTCTTTATCTTGTTTGTTACATAGACCTACATCATATTTATCTAATATATCTTTGTTAAAGCCTCTGTTAACAAAATAATCGCATGGCATAATAAGAGACTTGCGAACAGCATCTCTTGATGGCAACACTTTATTATTTTCTATTTTTCGATCATCAAATATATTTTCTATGATAGATGCAAATTGCTTTTTTTCTTTATCGGTTTTTGATACCTTTATGTCTTTAAAATCTTTTTTCAAAAAATTTAGACAAAATTCTACAGCCTCTTCAAACGAGCATCCTTGATCACCGTCTTTCACCCATCCATATTTTTGACTTGATATAACGCCTCTAACAAATCCTATTATCGATCCTTTAAAAATTTTATCGCAACCATGAGTTCTGCATTTCCAGTTTCCTCTATAATAGTCACCAGTATAATATATATTTATAGCAGATGGGTTGTCTCCATCGTGTATCGGACAGCACATTGAGACCATTTTATTGTTCATACTATACTTTAGATCTAGAAAATCTAAAAGTTCATCAATATGATCGCATAAATCATCACAAACAAGTTTTAATTTATCTTGATTATTTAAATGGGATTTGCGGTGCGTCTTCATCTTCGTCATTAAAGTTTGAGTTGTCATCAATTATAAATCCTTCGTCTTTATTTTTAGTATTATTTAATAATTCTAGTCTTGTCTTACCTTCAGATATTTTGGCACACCAGCCTTTCATATGACAATTGATATAATCATTATCGTCTAATCCTCCACCGTGACGACTAACTAATGGTAATAATTTTCTATTACCGTTATCTATTCCATCTTCCGCTATTTCTTCATCGCTCTTTCTTTTAAAGATACTGAAATTACTACATAACCATATAATTCTATCTGAACCGGAAGCAGTATCTGTACTTTCTTTTGTTATGCCATCTCTATTTAATTGAATAAATGATAATATTGGAACCTGATATCTAACGGCAAAATTATGTAAACTAGTCATCATGAAGCCTAGAACTTGATACTCTTTCATATCCTGAGATATTCCGGTACTATCCATAAGTTTTAGATAATCATATATTATAACGCATTCTTTTGCTGAACCATCATCATTTAAACCCACTTCTTTAACTATCCATCTTCTCATAATAGCTAGTTGTTCTTCGAATGGTTTTCCCGCTATACTTTTATAGAAAAGAGGAGTTTCTTTTAATGTTTCTGATGCTTGTATAATTTTTGTCTTTTTATCTGGAGATTCTGCAAATTTTCCAGTTTCAATTGAATTGATTTCAATCTCTGTATTCATAGCTAGAATTCTATTAATATGATCAAGAGTGCTCATTTCTGTATCCATATTAAGAACTGGAATTTTTAATTTATTTGCAATATAATATCCAATATTATCTGCTAATAAAGTTTTACCAGTTTTAGGTCTAGCAGCAATTACATTAACGGTTCCTCTTCTAAAGCCTCCTCCTATCGCTCTATCATAAGCAGGAAAGCCGGTGGGTATGCCGATTTGATCAATTTTATTTTCTTCTAAACTTTTGATGTAAGAGTCTATGTCTTTTGCAACATGAACAGGATTATTATCAGTATCATTTAATAAAGAAGAAAAATTAAAGATGGTGTCTTCTGCTATCCCCAGAATACTAGAAATTGATTCACTACCATTAATATCTAAAAGTTTATCTTGTGCTGATTCTAATTGTTTTCTAAGCAATCTTGTTATTTCAAGTTTGCGTATTTTGGCTGCAAATTTTCTTACATTTTCTAAACTAACTGGAAAATCTATAACAGCTTTTAAATGTTGTGCTTCTTCTTTTTTGGATAAGATGTTTGCAAATCCAAGTTCTTGTGCCGAAGAATATATTGAAGCCAAATCTATTTTGGGCTTTTTATCGCTTTCACAGATTTTTTTTAAACATTGAAAAATTATACCATTACTATCAATGGTAAATGTCGATGATTGAACTATATCGATAATGTCCAAATAGGCATCTTCACCATATGAACAAATACCAGCTAAAACAGCCCTCTCGGCTGCTGGATCACATAATATCATTTTATTCCTTGATTAACCAGCGGATGATGCACAATTATTACATTTATATCTTTCAACAGAATCAACTAATGCTCCATTAACTTCTTCTGTTTTTCCACAAACTCTACATTTTACTCTTAATGGTTCAAATCCTCTATTCCTTGGTACTGGAGGATGTTTAGAAACCCTTTTTTGAAATTCAATATCTTCTTTATGCATATTCATTTCTTGCATAGATAAGAATTTATTGTTTTGTTTTTTTGATCGTTTAGTATTTGTTTTTTGTGAACGGGTTTTGATTATCTGTTCATCTTCATTGTCCTCAGATTCATTATCTCCATCTGATGAACTATTGTCAACCATAGATTGCAATAAACTGATCAATTTTTTGATTTCGTTTGGATTAGAATCACTGAATAATTTATTAAGATCCATGTTTCACCTTTGTTCTTTGTACAGAAAGAAGAATATCTGATAAATTTTTAATACTATTTGCAAGATAGCTCAATCTATCCATTCTTTGTTGAGCATATTTTTTAATTTTATTGAGAGCAAATGCTTTTTCATTATGTTTAATTGCTTGTAAAGATTTTTCAACAAATCCATATCCTTTGTAATTATTAATTTCATCAGCAATAGTTTCTTTTATTGTTTCTTCAGCCCAGTTATGTCTAGCTATTTCTCTATTAAGTGTTCTTTGCATAAAAAAGGCATACTGTGCTAATCTATAAGATATTTGAGCACAATCTTCTGGGGTTAATTTCTCTATTACATCACGATTCATTGTAAAATATTGATTAAGTTCATCTTCAGTAAAATTATGAATATCGCTATATTTACCAAGACCAACAGATGTTTCATATTCATCAAGAATTTTATCCCAATGCTCTACTTGTTCTTTAGTGGTTGACAATGATATCTCTCCATTCTGTTTCTTTATCATATGGTAAAATAATATGCTTTATACTATTGATTTCACACCATTCTTGTTTTTCTTTATCTCTTTTTTGTGCTTTCAAAAAATTTAATATAGTATTGTGATAAAATGCAATAAACTTATAGTGCTGTTCGCCATGAACTTCTATACATACTTTTTTTAAGGGTAAATAAAAATCTAAATATAAGGTTTCATTTTTTCTTAACTGTATTGGTACTTCTTCTAAAATTTGTAATGTTGGATATATAATATTAATAATATTTCTAGCGGAAAGATGATAAGAAGACTTATTGGATACTTTACCCTTAGCCATATTACCAGTTAATAACCAATTATGATTATTACCATCCAAATCTTTTACTAGCATTTAAGACCCATTGTTGTTTTAATACTTGATACTAAATCTTTATAGGCTTGTTCATTTTCTAACAAATACTGTCTTACTTTTTCAGCACCTTGAAATTTTGGTTTATCTGACAAACTAGTCAAAGTATACCATGCACCACCTTTATGTATGATACCCATATCAGAAGCAAGTGTAATCGCTTCCATATATTTGTCAACCCCTTGGCCATATCTAATATAGCTTGTGATATTACCTCCTGGTGGACCTAAAGCAGAGCATACTACTTGCCATTCTATCTCTTGTCCTATCTGAGTACTATCTGCACTTAATGTCCAAGGTTTAAATGTTTTAGCTCTTAGTTTAATATCAGTTTGATAAGCGATAGCCTGACCACTTTTCTCCTTGAATTCTGCACCATAGCCGGTAGGATTACCCATAAGATGGGTAATACCAATTACTATATTTTTATTAACAGGAATAACATTAGCGACCTTGCGACAAAATTTTGCTAATAATTTAGCCCCATCTGCTCTTTGCATCTTATCCATTTC